GTCTATGTCGTACTGATCTTTTAACTCTTTCGCTGCAGCAACGTCTTTTCTAGCGTCAATAGCTTCAGGTGATACGCCCTCTGCTGTCGCTGCGCCTTCTGCTCGTAGCTTAGCTTCTCTGACAGGGTTGTGTAATACAGCATGACCTGCACCAAAGATCGGGGATAATAAAGCTAACTGTTGCGATAGTTCACCAGCTTCTTCAGTGGTCATCGGTTTCTCGCCTGTTGCGTGGCGAGTCAAGGCTTCACTAGCTAGTGATAATGGGATATTAACTGCAGCATTACCCGCTGCACCTGCCGCTACGTCACCTGCAAAACCACCCCAAGTACGTTGACCCGGAACTTCTGCAGCTGCTCTAGTTGCTGCTTCTTGTGCTGCTTGAAATGGCGCTGCTTTGGCTTCTTGTACAGCTAAATTCTCTACAGGACTTAGAGGACCTAAATCGCCCTTATTGGCTACGCCTGCTACTTCCGCAACTTTTGCTTCTCGTGCTGCTAACGCAGCTTCTCTAACACCCGCTTCAGCGGCTTCAGGTGTTACACGCCCTAAACCTTTTGCGACAGCTTCTGACACATAGGTACCTAATCGACTGGTCGGAATTTTAGCAACGTTCAATGCAGCTAATGGCGCACCGTAAAGCATGGATTCTGTATCATCACCACCACGATGTTTAACTTCACCAACTGAGGCTAGGTATTCATTTAACCCTGCAGCACCTAGACCTAAGGGTCCAAACATAGGAGCACTCATAACCATAGTTGGTCCAAAACGACCGCCCATCTCACCTAAAGGTTCCGCAATATGCTTTTTACCCTTAGCCAACAGCTCCGCTATAGGACCGTTCTCTGCTCTAGCTCTAGCAATGTCTTCTTCTGTAGTACCTTCATACATACCAGCCGCTTCTTTACGTGCGGCTTCGGACGCATTCAACCAGTCTTGCGAGTAGTTTTTCATACCCGCAGCGCCTAATAACGTGGCTATACCTTGTTCAGCTGATGCTTTACCTTCCGTTAACCCATGCTTAAACGCTGCACCGATACCTGTCTTAGCTTCGTGCGCTTGTTGTTGGGTGTAGAGTAGGTGGGCCTGTTGTATTATCTCAGCTTCAGGTGCATTAGCTGGGCCTTCTACGGTTAATATTCTTCCGTCAGGACCTTGAACTTTGTATATAGCCATGTGTATATCCTATTGCTGACTTAGTATTCTGTATCTGGGATCAGGTTGTGCCGACATCATACCACTACCTATACTGGTACCCATACTATCGCCCATAAACCCTTCCATGCGTCTATCAGTGCTAGTTTTTTTACGTTCAGCTTCAATAGCAATAGGGTTAGGACTACCATCAGGATGTCGCAAATCGGGCCTCCATGTAGGGTTAGCCTCTAACGCTTCAACTACACGATTAAAATAGTATTGCTGGTCGGTCAGCTTAGTTGGCTTGCCTGTACCACCATAAGCTGCGTTACGCGCATCTACAGCATATTTAGAGGCTCCTACTTGCATCTGCTCTACTTGTAAACGAGCAGCGTTATCCGCATCGTTCATAGCTTTCTGCGCAGCCATTTTTTCACGTTCCAACTGTGCAACCTGATTAGCTTTCTTATCCGCTTGGACACTCTCTAAACCATATTTAGCAGCTGCTAATTCCTCAGCGCGTTGAGCCTCTTCAAGTTTAGCTTGGATCTCAAAACTCTTATCTTTAGCATCTTCCAGTTTGTTCATTGAGCGGGTGTAGGCTTGTAAACCTGCTACACCACCTTGACCGATGTTAGCCATAGCGTTAGGGGAAGTACCTGCCACCGTCGCTAGACCTGCCTGCATTAAAGCCAACCAAGGTGCACGATCTTCTTCCTTAGCTAATCTTGCCTCTCTTTCACTCAATCGGTTTTGTAATGCACCGATACCTTTGTTTTCACCAGTTACCTCGCGGTACTGCTTCATGTAATCAGATAAAGACTGATCTCGCTCTTCTTGCTGTTGAGGCTGCGCCTGTTGAGCAGCTTGAGCGTAAGTTGTTCTTGTATCTGCAGTTGGTGCATTACCATCTATTACCGGTGGTGCTTTTCTAGCTGCAATACGGTCCTGCATCAACTTGACCTGATCCACATCGGGGGTCTGCTTATTTAGCGCATCCTTATTCAGAATGTTTTCTGTCGTCGGTTGAGTAGCTGGTGCTCTTCTATCTATAGCTACAGGCATTAGATTATTACCATAACCTTCTAGCATAGGTAAATTAGATTCCCCGAAAGGTTTAGCTCTAGCTTGTGCGACTAGATCTTTAGGGTTTATTGTGGGTTTTGCTTCTTGTGGTTCATCAGGTACCCCCCACAGGATTTTCTTAGTAGCATCGTCTAGGTCACTATATTCATCTCTCAACCCACTATAAATATTTTGGTAGGTTCTAGGGTCAACGGCAGATCTAGCTAAATCACTAGACCAACCATATGCTTGATTATATGCATTACCTACAGTACCCGCCAAACCATGCTCTCGTATGAATTTGAGCCTTTTTTCGATTAGACCACCCTCATCAAAAGCAATTGGACCACCCTTCGCATAAGCTTCTTCAGCAGGTTTAGGTAGGAAATCAGAGATACCGCCCGTCTGACCCATCTCACCTTGCATCATACGAGCGCGTTCGCGCATCATATCTTCGACAGAAGCCTGTCTTACTTCTTGGCCTACTTGTTCTGCAACTGACGGTCTTTTTGGTTGTTGGGCAGCCATACCCATCTGCATTTGCTTTGCTCGCTTAACCTTCTCTTGGAGCAAAGGGACACCAATAAATGCAGGGACAACACCACTCTGAATGGAACGCTGCAGTTCTGGAACGCTAAGCTTTTCAGCACTAGCCATAATACTCATTGGATTCATTCTGCATCTCCCATCGCGTTTGCAATTGCTAAATCTACTAGACCACCACCGGCATATTTTTTAGGCTCTTCGATCTTGCCGCCAGTCTTAGCTGCCTTAGCCATATATGCACCTAACCCCGTTGCTGCTAAACCGCCGTACTGAGATAGAGCGCTTGGCGCAGCTTGATATTGTGTCGCTGCCGATGTCGGTGTAGCGTAACCACGTAGTAATGCGTTGTACATCCCCAATTGTTGCATTGGGTACTGTTGAGCGTTCGCGTAGTTCTGGATCGCGTTGTTGATAATATCTTGCTGTTGTTGGGTCTGTTGCTGACCGTACTGGTTCTGTGCGTTAATGATGTTCTGTTGTGCAGCAAGATTTGCTGTACCAATATTAGACAATGCAGAACCTGCTTGTCCGGCTATACCATAACCTTGCATACCTAGATCAGCTTGCTTACCGATATTAGCCATCGCTGCGTTATACGCACTTTGTTGACCTTGAATGTCTAAGTTTTGCAGCTGGGTGTTTAAGTTACGTTGTGCTTCAGCATTCTCAATCGCTTGACGTCCCCCACCATAGGCTCCTGCTTTTGCGGCATTGGCTTGACGGTAAGTCTGACCAATTTGGTAGTCTCTCAATGCACCTGTTTTAGCCACATCAGTTACTGCTTGTTGGTACGGTGACATATAGCTCTGTACTACACCCGGGTTAGTCACAGCATTACCGTATTGCTGTCCCGCCATCAAACTACCTAAACCTGCACCGGTAACCATGTTACTTGCAGTGCCATACTGACCCGGAGTTTGTAGATTAGCAACATTAGCAAACGACTGTTGCTGCATTGGGCTGAAAGGCGCTACGTAATCCGATGGATTAGCACTATAAGGTGTGTAACCTTTAATGCCGGTAATTTCCGAACCGTCAGTGTTAAAAATTTGTTGAGTAGCAGCACCCAACATAGCCTCAGTTTGAGGTCTTAACCAGTCTGGAATAGAGTAGTTTGTTACAGTTGATGTTGACTGTTGAGGGCCAGAGCTACCTCCACCGAAAAAAGTAGGCGACAACGAGCAACGGAGTAAGCCGTTCTCAAACCAAAAGAGTCTAAACACATTAAGCAGTTTCATAAAAGGACCTCAACTAAGGTATTCCGAGATTCAAAATTGTAGCGTCGCCACAACCTAACTATGGATGGCCTTCCGAACGCTTGTAGTATCGTGGCTCCGTTTTGTTTTGCAATAGATTTAACTTGGGTTACCGTATCACGATTAGATATTAACTTACCACCTACAGCAGTAACAAAGGCCACACGATGTAGAGGATGATTACTAAAAGATATAGTCCCTGCACCATGAATATTGTTGTTCTCATCAACTGCCACCAATAGCAACCAAGCACCGGAAGTCACATAACCCCTAATATGGTTAAGATTATACATCGGTTCCCCAAGATCACCTTCTTCTAACGCAGCAGCAATATGATGTTCCACCAAAGGCCATGTCTGGTTTGTGAACTCTAGTGGTACAGGTTGTACGTTAATCATGCTGGTAAGTGTTTGTATGGTTTGGTGTCTTTTGCGTATTCTTTACCTTTACCCATAGTTTTACTTCTCCCCGCTTGAATCCGCTTAACCATCTCATCTAACCTTTGAGCACCAGCATCAGTAGAGCCGTTACCTAATTCAGACACAATACGAGAACTTATTACATATTCACCAGCTGCGAGTCGTGCAGGTTGTTTACCAGCAATAGAAGCTGGAATATCATCGGAAACACCATCACCAGCACCGTTAAGCAAGTTAGGTCTACCACCGGTAGCGTAACCACCAAGATCAGCAATACCACCTTGAGCCATTTGTTGAGGTTGTTGTGCAGTTATCCCTGCTTGCTGCCCTTGTTGCGCAGCCATCATAGCCATTAGTTTTTGTTTCTCTTCTGGTGTCAGCGTAGCAGTTTCGGGTAATGCATCAGGTTTATTGAACAAACCTCCGATCAAAGGTATTTCACTAGCAGAGTCCCAACCAAAGGCAGATGCAATAGGGGACATAGATACTAAATTATCGGCTATCTTACTGATGCCGCCACCCGCCATCATTTGCACAGACTCTTGACCATAGCCTTCTGGGTCAGCTACTTCTGCTGGGTTAGGTATCTGTGTGATACCACCTGTTGCTATGTTTTGCGCTTGCGAAGCATAAGTGTCTAAGTCTGTGATACCGCCCGCTGCATAGTAGGTTGGTTTATACACATTCCATTCAGGTACGTTAGGTGTGTAATTTGCAGGTGAGTAGTTATATTTAGGTCCGTTATAAGTGAACTGAGATTTTCGTTGTTCCTGTGTTGGTAGTGGTGTTGCCTCTGGCGCAGTCATGGAATCTAATGCCATTGATGTTGGGACACTAATTAGCCCCGAAGTAATATTGGGGTTTTCTGCGGCAAATTTAGCTGCTGTACCCAGTGCACCTGTAGCTGTGCCTGCTTGAGACGCTAAAGCACTTTGACCTGCTCCACCAACTGCGCCACCTAAGAAGCCTATACCTGCTCCTTTACCGATGTCTTGACCAGTTAAGCCTGAACCTAATGCACCAATACCTGCACCATAAACACCTTGTTGTAGTGCGGTACCTCCAATATTAGCAGCAGCTCCTGTTACGGGAACATTAAAAGCATTACCCACCAATGACTGTCCCCAACCGACTTCAGGTAACTTAGCTAACGCTGCATTTGTTGTGTTAGTTATAGTTTGAGGCACTACATTCTGTATGGCTTGTGTTCCTACATTGGCTGCGGTTTGTGTTCCTACATTAGCAGCCGTTTGAGCAGCGGTTTGTGTTCCTACATTAGCAGCCGTTTGAGCAGCGGTTTGTGTTCCTACATTAGCAGCCGTTTGAGCAGCGGTTTGTGTTCCTACATTAGCAGCCGTTTGAGCAGCGGTTTGTGTTCCTACATTGGCTGCGACTTGAGTTCCAGCTTGCGTAGCAGGGGCAGCCGCGCCTGCAGCAGGCATTAAAGGAGCCATAAGTGGAGCTGTAATCGCGCCCATCAACGCACCTTCACCCGGATCTCCACCCATAGCAGCTGACATTCCTGCACCTAACCCAGCTCCACCAGCAGCCAAAGCCCCTGCGCCTGTTAGCGCTGCGGCCCCTGCACTTAATCCTGTTATCCCAGCAAGTCCCGCTACGGAAGTACCAACAGTAGCTAACGATGCAATAAAACTCATATAGGTCTCCCTAATCTCTTAGTCTCAAATTCTTCAAAAGTATCGGAGACCAATTCGTCTTCGATGTCGGTAATCTCTTCTGCGTCTGTGCGATGCACAGATATAAACGTACAATCTGTTTCTGCGTAACCTAAGCGTTTAATGCCGGGTTTATCCACCGATATATAAGGCGCTGACACTAATACGCTTGTTTCACCGTTGGTGATCCGCATAGTCCCTTGAGCAAGGATGCCTATACTCTCAAAGTTGTGAATCTTGCCTGTCACCAGCATACCTGCAGGGATAAACATCGTCCGTGCGTAAACCCCTTTAATCTGATAATGCTGAGTATCAGTTTGCGCTTTGAGTGCCTCTTGATCGAACGAAGCTAACATAGCTTGTTCGAGAGCCAAGATTGCAGGGGTGTTACCTTGTTCAGCTAAATTATTCATAACCCAATAATATCACTAATAGAGTGCTGAGACGAATGTAGCCGTTAGGATTATCGAGGGTGATGCCGGATGCACAGGTGCTGTCCCGGGAGGATAGGTAGCCGCTACGGTGTTTCCTGATTCTGAGGCTATAATCAATTGGAAGTAGTCCCCCGCATTTAACGCCATGACTAGGTTCCAAGATACAATTGCAGCGCCGGGTTTGCCACCATGAATGGCTGGGATAGATACAATACCTGCACTATAAGGCACATCAACACCGTTCTGTCTAAACCACAAAGTTACATTATCTATAGAAGAGTCAAAGGTTAGCAACTGCGCACTAAATTGAATGTTGTAATACCCTGCAACAGCGGCAACTACTTTTGTAATATCTGTAGGGTCAAGGTCTATACCATTTGCCGTATCTGTGGCAGTTAAACTCACGACAAGTTCTGTCGTTGATGAAGGTACAGGTTGCGCCTCAGCAACATAAACCCCTGCCGTATGTGAAGCCTTTGTTGATCCATAAGCGCCACGGGTAATGCCTGTAAATGTGGTGGCCGTTTTTCCCGTATACTTAATTAACTCAGAATCAATAATAAGCGCACCAGCAGATAAAAAACCAGCAGTAGACGCTACTTGAATGGGGGTAGTTGACGTGTTTGTTAAACTAACTGCCAACGTAGTATAGCCGTCCTGATGCCAAGCTCCGTTAGGGAACTGCAAAAATGCACCACCCGTAGATCCAATAAGCACAGAGTTCAGATTATTTAACTGGTTAAAGTACAACCGCAAAGCATTGTTCAACTGATCTTGATACTGACGCTCATACCCAACCGGTGCTAAAGGTAAGTTAGGTACCGCAGGATTTCTGATGATATTAGTGGTGGTAGCCATTATGTACTTCTCCGGCCATCAGCCTGAACTTCCCAACGCATTGCCCCCATCTGCCAAGCTACACCTAACTGATTAGACTCCATCTTAAAGGCAAACTGACGTCCACGCACCCTGATATACAGATACTGTGTATAGGCTTCAATAGGTAGTACAGCCGACCGCGTAACTAACCCATTATCAACACCGCCAACCGAAGGTGGATCCGTATACCCAGAGCCTGAGTTATTAAGCGGGATAACAGTCAATGTTGCTGATGGACTTTCAGCAGTAGACCCTCTAAAGGTTAAGTCAGGAATAATACGGCGAACAAAGCCAAACTGATGTCCTTCTTGCATCAACTCAAATTCAGAGGTAGTGATATAGGCATGTATTGGTGCCGCAGTACCCGTCTCGTTATCATCTAAGCCGTACTCTTGAAACACTAAGTTATTAGTGTAGGTTGCTGCTAACGGATCAGTTAAAACTCCCGTGTCTATCCATGCAGTTCTACCCATAGTGCCGTAATACCAGATGTCTTCTAGGTAGTTATAAACCGCATACTTGTCGACCACAGTGCTACCCGCTGAAGGATAAAACCACCATATCTCATTGAATCTTTCTACTGTACCGCTGAAGATTTGGTCAGACTGCTCAAGATTAATATCACTAAAGATGTACTCTTTAATGTCACAACGTAAGGTTTGCGTTCTACCGTCATATTTATAGAACTTGTCATAACCCATCCAATACACAACATCCGCTGCTTGAGACACGCAGTTTTGACTAATAATTGAGATATTGGCACCCATGATCTGAGAACCCCAAACATATGGAGGACCTAAATACTGCAGGGCATACACACTTGTATCAGTAAATACGAGAATCTCTTGGCGAGTTTGAGTAGCTGTAACAATCTTAGACCCACGAGATAACAGCAAACTACCTGCTTGGTTTGTCGCAGATGGAGTCCAGTTTGTCACATCTTCTTGGTCTGACCACCTAATCAACAATGGGTTTTGGTCAGTGCTACCATAATCGTTGCAACCAAAAGCAAACACAAACCGATAAATGTCGGAGACCATGAGGTAATTCTGAACAACCGGTACATCTGAAGCTCCGTAAAGTGAAGTTAACGCCACACCCCTAATAGATAGCGCTTGGCTGCCTGACTGGGTTCCTGTTGTAGTAATCAAAGCACCTGTTGGTGTAGCTGATACGCTAAACTGAGTACCTGTTACGTTACGTGCATAGTAAGTCACACCTGCAGTAAGTCCTGTAGGTAAAGCACCAGTCGTTGTAAAGCACACAGGATCATAGTCAACCAGCGTATTAATGGCACTAACGACAGCTGGTGACGCGATAGAAATAGTCGCAGAAATCGGGTTAATGCCTTGGTTTGCATTGTAGTAATACATCGCCCCACCACGAGGGCCAAAAACTAAATCTTCACCAAAGTTGCCCTGTGACCATAACCGCATAGGATTATTAGAGGTTAAGCTGTAACCCCAAGTGCCTGAACCCCAAGCGCCAGCGCCCCAACCTGACATAGACACAACGGTTTCGGCACCTACATGGATTTCGTAAACAGCATTGACCGCTGTGCCACCGTGCCCCGTATCTGCAGGACTAGCAGGTGTACTTACTGTGATTGTGTAGTTATCAGCATCAACATAGGTAATTTGAAAGTTTATGTCATTCAGTACTGCTGCTGAGATGTTACCCCCTAAACTAGTTGCCCCATTGAAAGTCACAAAGTCACCGTCAATAGCGCCGTGTGCTACTGCGTTAACTGTAATAGTGGTTGAGCCATTTGATGCAGTGAATGGGTTTGATAAAGCTTGCTGTGAACGGATAGGTGTGATGTCGTAGTACCCACCACCCTGCATGATATAAAACTTTAAGTTAGTGCCAACACCAGTGAAGTTAATGAAGCTAAGTGTTTCCCAGTTCCATAACGAGCGGCATACACCTAAGTATCTATAGGGCGAGATCTGTTCCCAACCACCGATAGTTTGAGGCGTACCTTGACGAAAACGAATTTTATCGCAGTCATAGTAGCCCCCTTCTGTGTAAAAACGGGTGTTTTCACGGTTAACTCCAGCTTTATAGACTAACTTTTTTATCACGGTTTACCCCTCGTAAGGTCTAATACCCGCACGGTCTATGATAAGCATAGAGTGTCGAGGTTTATATCGCCACACATACCCTTTGTGAGAGTGACGCTTACCTTTTAAAACGCTTTGTATATTTCCCTGATTAAACCCGTACCTACTAGCTTCTTGCTGACCGGAAAACGTAATAATATCTCCGGTTTCGATATGTTCACCTATTATAGGAATACTCAATAAATGATCTTTTCCTGTTTTAAATTTCAACAACCCTGTACGCACGGCGTGTTTCATATTTTCACTATGGTTTGTTAAATCTAAATTCGATACAGTATTGTTTGTTTTATCTCCGTTTGTGTGGTTTATTTCAAACCCTTCTGGAATTGGTCCTATAAACACAGCATAAACTAATCTATGTGCTCTAAAGGTATATTGTTTACCGTTCTTATATAACCTGATATATAAATATCCTTTTTGATGTACACCAAATTTTAAAAGCTTATCTTTCCTGCGGAATCTCCCCATTGTGCTACATTCGTAACTAGGAAAATTATCTATTTTTTTCCATACTTCTTCACACATACGCTCTATTACCTTTCTCATCTATAATAAGGGCTTGTCTTTTAGGGTGCGCATTTGGATCGTTTGGGACACTTATATGCACCCATGATTGGTACTCTCTGATTAACTGGTCGAATTTTATACCAGCCCCGATAATTACTTTCATTAATTCATCAACAGTAACGCCTTTAACTTTAATATCAGCCGCACAACCTTTTACATGCTGGCTTGTGTCTTTACTGCCCACTGCATGATTAACTTTGAGACAACGGTATCCGCTAGATATACGAATAGGTTTCCCAACTGCATGACGCACCTCTTCTAGTACCGCGCATAGGCGCTTTAAGTTCTCAACAGCATAAGCAGGGGGTGTATTGTCTATGCCCAACCGCGCAGCGGTATCTGATTCTATAAGCTCTTTAAGCGTAAAGTGTTCTGATAGCTGCATTATTTATCCGAAGTAAACGCGCCTATGATGCCGGCTACGCCCATACCTGCAGTGATAACTGCCTGTGACTGCTCAGGGTTTAAGTTAATACCGATAGCAGTTAATACCCAAACAAGACCGCGCCAAGTTGAGGGTTGAACGATGATTTCTAAGAATTTATTCATTTTTTAACCTTCGTACAAAATATTGATAGAACCAGCATCGAAAATGTCTGTGCCGTTTTGCGTAGTTAAACGGACGCGGTCTAGCGTACCTGATAGTGTTACTGAGCCTGAAACTGTGCTTCCATATGTGGCATTTGATAACCCAATCGTTCCGTTTGCCACCCAAGTGTTGCCTGACAATAGTGTAAATACTACAGAACCAATTCTAGTTGCCGATGACCCTTCTCCTGAGGCAACTGATAAATCAAAACCTGCTGATACATTTGAGCCCGCAATACTTGTATTAGAATATTGCAAATTGTACCCTGAGTAGCCTGATGCTTGGACAGTGCCTGACCCTGCTTGTAAACGAACAGGGCTTGAACCAGTTGTACTAACACCATTAAGCATCACAGTAATGCGCTTCACCCAACTTGGAATCCCCGTAAAGTCAATCGCTGTGCCAGATGTTGTGGCAACGGCAGTGGCTTGGACTATTCGAGACATAGCAACACCACTATATTGTGGTGTAGTCATGTTCCACGTTGCTGTGTTACCTGTACCTGTGAATGTCGGTGATGTAGAAAGCACTACACTACCCGTACCAGTTGACGTAGTTACACCTGTGCCCCCATTAGCTACTGCCAGCGTTCCTGCTAACGTAACAGCTCCCGATGATGCTGTTGACGGTGTTAATCCTGTGGTTCCTGCACTAAATGTTGTAACACCTGTTGCAGTGGGAGAAGCCCATGAGGGTAAACCGCCAGATAGAGTTAGGACATACCCGTTTGTGCTGGCTGCTAATAAAGATGTAGTTCCTGACCCTGATTGATAGGGGATTGATCCCGCTGCACCGCCGACAATGTTTGTTGCGCTTGTGGCTGTACCAGCTAGATAATCAATGCTAGAAACAACATCAGTGCCGTTGCAATACAGCGTCATAGTTTTTCCATTAGGCACGGAAATACCGGTACCTGCTGAAGTCTTTAATGTAATAGCAAACCCACCTGTTGTGCCGTTCTTAACGATATACGTCTTAGCTGCAGTAGGACAGATCACATTGATCGCCGCAGTTAGTGTGCCTGTTATGTTTAATACAGCATTACGAGCCTCGTCAGAAGCACCATTGGTTACAGTCAGCGTATAGTTAGATGAACCTGACACGGTAATAGCACCTACGCCTGTAATCGCTTGTTCGATTAAGGAGGCAATATTCGTGTTGGTATAACCACCCCAAGTACCTTGGTTGGTCCCGTCTTGCTGGATAATCAGCCGTAAGCTTGAGGAGTATGTGTTAGCCATCTATGATGTCCTTAATTTGAAAACCGCAATATCGCGCTATCTGCAGTATTAGCTGGAAAAGTCACAACGAATGTTTGTGTCGATGATTTATCTGCACCGAAGTCCAGCACTGCAATAGACTTGTTACTTTTACTTGCATTATAGATTAATGCTCCACGTGCTGTAATAGCCGCACTCCACGAAGGATCTGCAAAATCTACATAGGCTGTACCGCCTGATGACCCAATGCTTGGAGACATTAGTTGTTGACCACCTGCGGTGTACCCCGATGCGACTACTTCACCTGTCGCTGTGTATTCCGTAGTGGTTTGATCTAAGTTTGCATCAGCTGTGTACAGGGCGATGTAAATGTTATCCGTTAATAGGTTGTGTACTGCTTGTGGCAGCTCAACCTTAAAGCTTGTGGTTTGTGTCTGAACTAAGCTCATCTTACATCACCTTCAGTTTAACTTGACCATCACGATATGCATCACCACGCTCTTTCCCGTCACCCAACATTTTCAGCAGGGCTAATGCATCGTCATAACGTTTTTGGTATGCGAGTAACAAGTCAGGTTCACCTTTTAAGAAGTGATATGCTTCGACAATCGAACCCCACAATAAAGCGGAATCAAAGTTATCACCTAACCATGTCTGTCCTGCAGTAACAATAGACTCTGGATAATAGAAATACTGAAGCTCTAAACTGTACGCACTGTTAGGAGTCGGCCCTAATATAAACCTAAGTTCTGCGTCATCAGCCACTTGACCTCCAAACAATGCATAGTATTTGGGTTGAGCCGTTGTAGCTGCGCTAGGGTATGCCTCACGGATGTAACTTACATCTTTATCCAATAGGAAATAATAGTCACCCAGCGCATCAATAACAGCCAAAGAAAACGTAGATAAGTAGTCATTAGGGCAGTTTAGGTACGGGCTACTTGAGGTAGCAGTCAGCGTAGCTGTTTTGCGCAATGCAGGTAACTGCACAGAATTATAGATACGCTGTTCCGCTTGCTGAGTAAAATTCGCAAGTTGGTCTGCAGAAAAACTATTCTCAACGTAGTCTTGAATGTTTGTACAAAGCTGGGTGTAGGTCATCATAGTGGTATAGTCCTATGCCATAGGTCCGCGAGCCATTGTGCCTTTTGTTGCAGCGCCTGTACCACGGATTTTAATGCCATCAGTTTTTTCTGGTGCATAGTTATACTTACCTACGTTACCGGCAGAGATATTCAACTCAGAGATACCATTACCAGACTTAGTAACAACACCTTTCATATCGACTTCTTTGTAACGACCAGCATAAGCTGATGCAGGTTTGTTTTCTTTAGCCATTATTTGCCACCTTGGTTTTTAGCTCGGGCCATATTGCGACCGAATTTACGGAGGTTTTGGTTAGTGACGGTTTTTGCTTTACCACCTTTAGCAACGTCGCCGTCGATGCCTTTTTTAGCACCGTCGTCACCTAAGTTTTTACCTTTGGTTTTGCCTGATTTAGTAATGCCGTCTGCTGCTGATTTGTATGCCATGTTGTACTCCTAAGATACTGTGATTGTAACTGTGCCGACAGAAGTTGTCGCCACTAAATAATTCGGTGTTAGCCCTGCATCACTTGCTCGTGATCCACCGGTTGGGTTCCAGCCCCACTGAAACACTCGACTACCTTCACCTTGATACCCATCAACACCTAATCCTGATGTTTGATAACTGTTGTCTGGGCGGGGTTCTCGTAAAGCCCAAGCGTCTTGTACAGGATACATCCCTAATTGTAACTGGGGATGATCTGGGTTCCAACATTCGGGACAAGCTTTAATACTAACTTGTTTGGTCTTAATTGTTAGTTTACGTAACTCTGCAAGTTTATACCGCTGATTGCATATATCACAAAAACCAAAAGCCCATTTACCAACTGCAAATTTAGTAGCCATTTAACGTCCGTAAAACAAAAC